GAAGGCGACGGTGCGCTGCAGCCATTCGGTCGGCAGCAGGCTTTCGGGGATGAGGTGGCGCAGGGCCTCGACGCCGGCGGCCAGCTGGCTGTGGCACAGCGTGACGCGGCCGTTGACCAGATCTTCCTTGTGGGCCTCGGCAACGCGGGCCGGCATGGCCTCGTCGTGGAACTCCACCCGCTGGTGGTAGAACTCGAGGTATTCGGCCGCGTGCCTGGTTACGTGGACGATCCAGCGCGAGGCCTGCTCCGGATCCCACCGCTCGATCCGACGCGCGGCGGGCTTGCTGTCGGCGGTCCACAGCGCCTTGCCGACCTCCATCGACATGATGCGCTCCATGACGGCCGGCATCGCGGAGATCGCGTTGTTCTGCATCATGTAGATCGAGCCGAGGAAGGGCGGCTCGAAGGTCTCGTTACCGCTGGACTTCACGCCGATCACGCGGGGTGAGCGGCCGTTGAACAGGGTGAGCAGCTCGGCCCAGTCGAACTTCTGCTGGTGGCTGGCCTTGTCGTCGTCGCGGCCGCTTTCGATCAGACCAACCGGGAGCCCGGACACCTTTGTGAAGTTGCGGGCGACGGCCGCCTTGGACGCCTTGTTGGGATCGAAGCCTTCGTATCCCTGCCGGCCGAGCAGCTTCCAGCAGAAGGCCACCAGCGTGGTCTTGCCCGAGCCCGCCTCGCCCCAGATCTCGAGGAAACCGAGCGACTGGTTGCGCTCGCGGATCTGAACCGCGAACAGCGAAAGCGTGAAGAAGGCGACGGCCAGGATGCCGCGCTCGCCCCAGGCGGTCCACACGTCGCGGATCCAGCTGAAGTCCAGCTGGTCGGGGTTCCAGTCGATCGAAAGCGTCCGTTCGTCGGAACGGAGCTTCACCGCCTGCCGGCCGAAATCGAAGTACTTCTCGCTTCCGATCGGAATGACGCGGCCTTCGCGGACGGCGATGTCGCCCAGCACCCAGGCGTTGTGCGCCGCGCTGTATCCCGTGAAGTGGATCGGCTCGACCGTCTTCAGCGACCGGGTCTGGTTGCGCATCAGCCGGTCGAGCTGTTCCTGGCTGCCCAGCCACATGCCGCCGAAGGCGAACAGGCGCTTCTTGAACTCGCCGCTGGCGGCGCAGGTGGAGGAGGAAAAGCGGGCCTTGGCCGTGGGGATCGCGTTGGGGAAATCGACCTGGAGGAAGTAGTTCGTCTCGTCGGTCAGTTCGTCGCGTTCGCGGTAGAGGATGCGGAACGCGCAGTTGGCGACCTCGTCCACCAGCAGGTCGGTCCCCCCCTCGGGATCGTGCTTGGCGCGGGCCCAGAAGATCCGACTGTCGAAGCGGAAATCGAAGCTGGCCAGCGCCTTGCGATCATAGATCAGGCGCGCCTTCTTCTGCTGGTGCTCGGCGAGGGTGACCTCGGCGTTCCAGCGGTAGTCTTCCAGCTTTTCGGTGGAGAGCGGGCCCTTGTTCTCATCGCCGCGGTGTTCCAGCTGGCGCAGCAGCAGGTCGTTCCAGTCGAGCTTGTTGCCATCGCCGTCGATGGTGACGATCGCCGCGCCTGCGTCCCAGTGTTCGGCCCGGGCGCGGGGCACGAACTTGCGGGTGTAGGAGACGCCGGCCTTGCCGACATCGAAGGCGAAGACCAGCTGGGGCTGCTTGCTCGATCCATTCAGCGCCTGGCGCAGGCCGGCCAGGAAATGCTCCGGCCAGTTGTTGCAGCTCATCGCCGAAACGGCGGTGGCGCGGGTCTTGCGTCCGCCGGCTTCAAGCCGCTTGAAGTTCTGGCGCAGGGCGAGGGCGTCGAAGATGCCCTCGGCGATCCAGATCTCGTCCATCTGGGCGAGAGCCTCGAAGGTGTCTTCCGGGTGGGCCCAGCAGTGGCCGCCATGGCTGCCGCGGAACTTGAAGTTGGCCTTGCGCTCGAACCGGCCGGGGCGATCGATGATCCGTTCCCACCAGCTCTCGCCGGGCAGGGGAAAGCGCACGGTGGCGCTGCCGGCGCCGGTGCGCGGGCACTTGTAGAATTCCTGGGCGAAGTGGCCGCGCAGGCCGGTGAGATCGAGGCCACGCTCCATCCGCAGGTAGGCGTCGGCCGTGGCGTTCGGGTCTTCCGGGGTGGGCTTCACCCGCTCCGACCAGTCCTCGAACAGGTGGGGCAGGGCCTGCCGGACGCTTTCGTTGTAGCCGCAGTTGTCTTCCCGGCTGCAGCGGACAACCTTGGGCGCCGTGGCGGCGGTGTAGACCTCCCAGCGGGAGCAGTCAGGGCACTGGCCCTCCTGCAGCCATTTGCCGCCGACCTTGCGGAAGCGGAACTTGCGCTTCAGCTCTTCGACGATCTTCGTTTGGAAACCGGCATCCATCTGGCGGGGTGATCTTTCAGGCAAGGCGGGATCGGCGCCGGGATCGAGGCCGGCAGGGCGTCATGCGGGTGGGTTGGTCAGAACAGCCGGGGTTGGCTGGGATCGTCCGGCGGCGGGGGATCGGGCTTCACCACCGCGTCGCGGGCCATCGGCCTGATCGGCAGATCAGCGAAATCGGGGTTCGGCACGGCGCTGGGCGAAAGCCCGTAGGAGTAGGAAAGCTGCGCCTTGAAGCTGTGGTTACAGCCGGGGTGGCTGCACTGGTAATAGACATCCCAGACCAGCGGAGTGACCTCCACGCTGGTGCGGCGGTTGGCGATGTGCCGGCAGTGCGGGCAGCGCATGCCGCCCCGGCGACGGTAATCCTCGAACGGATCGGCATCGTTGGCAGGCCCGGAAACGGGCGCCGATGCCAGCGGTTCGGACGACATGTGAAGAACGGCCCCCCCCATTTGCTCAGCCTCCCGCTTTCGCTTCCTGCCGCTCGATCGCGGCGATCCCTCCGGTGAGGGCTTCGATGGCCTCGTGCGCTTCCTTCTTGGCGGCGCGCTTAGCTGCGGCGCTGCTGCCCGGCGCGGCGGCGCGGATCAGCGCGGAAACAGCCTCGCCGCTTTCCTTGGCTGCAGTGGCGGCGGCGCAGACCAGGTCACCGTCCGCAAGGTCCGCCTGGGCAATGTCGAGCCGCAGGGCGAACAGGCGGTGGAACGGGGCGTGATCGCCGCCCGAGGCGATGAAGGCGCGATCGAGCCGCTCGGCGTCGATCATGCGGATTGCGGCCTGAGTATCGGGCTCCGACCAGTTGCGAATGGCCCGCTGGCCCACGCCGCAGATCGCGGCGCAGTTGTCCCACCCGATCACCGCCGCGATCGTGGCGAGGGTATTCTCGTAGGTGAGGGGCTCGCGGCGCTTCGTCATGCCACGTTCCTCCGGGCGACTTCGCGGTGCGAAATGCGCGGGGTTTCGAAAGAGACGCGGCCAAGGCCCTGATCTACGCCGAGAAAGAGACCTGCAGGGGGCAGGTCAACAGGGTAGATATCGGGGCGAAGATGATGGCGAGACACGCCGGTCAGCATTTCCGCATGCAGGACGTATTCGGCCGGCAGTTGCTTCGATTGGTTGAGCCACCGCCAAATGGTGGGCTGCGACACGCCGAGCTTGTCGGCCATCTCCTGCTGCGAGGCGAAGGAGTCTCTGACCTGTTTGAGGGCTTCAAAGCGGGTGGGCGTCTGCGTCATACGGTTCCGTATATACGGAGCCGGATATCAGTCAACGGGAAAGTTGGATGATCCGTTATTCGGATACGTATAAACGGGCGGCCATGTGGGAAATCATCCCTGACAACCTGGTTGAAGCCATGCGCCGGGCTGGTGTGAACCAGTCCCAGCTGGCCGAGCGCGTCGGGATGAAACAGCCGTCCATCGGCCGCCTGATCAGCGGCGAGACAAAGACCACCCGGGCGCTGGATCTCATCGCTGCAGTGCTCGATACGTCTCCGGCGTACCTGAAAGGCGAGACGGACGACCCGGATCGGGGAGGCGGGCTTGCCGATCGGCGGCTGCCGTTCCAGCAAGCTCCGACCGAGCCGGACCCCGATGTGGTCGAGCTGTCCGAAATCGACCTCCGTTGGGGCCTGGGCGGGACATATATCGACAGTCCGGCAGAGGTGCGCACCCGGCGTTTTTCGCGCGAATGGCTGCGAAATTTCACCCATGCTCCGCCGGAACAGCTGGTCTGGACCGTGGGCACCGGCGATTCGATGGAGCCGACGATCCGCAGCGGCGAGGTGATCCTGATCGACCGATCCCAGCAGACGCCGCGCTTCGGAGACGAGATCTGGGCCTGCTCTTACGGTGACATCGGCATGATCAAGCGCTTGCGCCCCATGCCGGACGGCACGGTGCAAATCCACAGCGACAACCAGGTGGTGCGGCCAGAGGTCGCCGCCGACGGAGAATTGCACGTTTACGGCCGCGTCGTGGCCGTGGTGCGGAAGCTATAACGAGAACAGCCCGGGTCGCAGATTTTAACAACAGGGGCTGAGTTCAATGGCGAAAAAAGGTGGGTGGGACTGGGTCCCCTGTCCGGCGTGCAGGCAGCCTTCGCCGCCGGACGCGACGCGGTGCCCGGTATGCCAGGTGGACTATACGCCCGAGCAGCTGGCTGCCCGCGAAAAGGACGTGAAGGGCAAGCGGATCGGCTGCGGCATTCTGGTGATGATCGCCATAGCCATTTTTGCGTTTTCCAGCTGGGATGGCAGTGATAAGGGCAAGGCGTCGGACGAGGCACCCAATAGTCCAAGCCCCGCCGGCGGGCAGGCCCCGTCTCCGGCCTCGGCCGTTACGGCCTCGGTGGTGAAGCCGGCTGTCATCGCGGTTTATCAGCAAACGCTGAACGCAATGCGCCCCTGCGATGATGCCAGCGCGAAGGTGGCCAAGACGGCGGGCGCTATTTCGGACGGGCGCGCTTCCGTGTTCGACGGTTACGGAGCGGCCAGCACTGCTTTTGACGCCTGCCGCGAGGCCTACAGCGTGATCGGCGCCATCCAAGTGCCCGACACGTTGCCCTCCAGCGTGTCAGAGGTGGCGAACAAGGCCAAGGAAATCTGCGCAGATACCGCTCTGACCAAGCAGTCCGCTGCCGACAAGGCGAAGGAGATCTTCGACGGTGACATGCGTCCGTCGCAAGTCCAGGACTTCAAGGAGCGGGTGGAACATGGCCAGGCCGGCACCATCGCGTGCGTCGCCGAGATGTTTGACATGGCGCAGAAGGCGGGGGTGGATCCGTCGGCCATGACGACGCCCAAATGAACCGGCGGGCAGTTATTGCCGGATTGCTCTTCGCGTTGGTGCCGGTGGACGAAGCCGGAGCGAGAGGTCGGCGGTCAGGCCGACCCGGCCGGCGCGCTCGAGGCGGCAGCGGCTATGGACCGTCGTTCAGCAGCGGCGGAGGCGAGATGTCGTTCAGCAGCTGCCGGGAAGCGAAGGCCGCCGGCTATCGCCGCATCCGGGAAGGGGAGGCAGGTTATTCGCGTCGGCTCGATCGCGACGGCGACGGAATCGCCTGCGAGTGAGCCCACGAGAAGGTAAGGTCAAAGATTATGGCAACGGATGGGCGAGCAAAGGCCAGAGCGGCGTCCCGCGACGCGGCCTTGGTGCTTCACGATGATATTGGCTATATGCGGCGGCTTGTGGCGCAATCCGAGCCTAATCCAGGGGACCTTCGGCGACTAAGTGTCGTCCTCCGGAGGTTACTGATCGACGGAGATCTGCAAAAGGTCGCGGCACCGCGAATAGAGCGCCTTCACATCATGGCTTGCGACCTGCGCAAGTTTCATCGTGCCAACGAAGAGCAAGCATACAAGCTTTTGGCGGCCGATGAATTTGAGACGCACGGCATCATTTTCTCCGCTTTCACCGTGGAAAGTGCGCCGCGGCGAAGGCCGATCAGGGGACAAGACCTGGGCGAAAAGACGGCTTTGCGCGTTGCTGCCTTTGCCCAGCAGAAAGTGCTTTGCGTGCAAGGGCAATGGGTCACACGGGCTGAAATAATCAAGTACGTTGCGAACGTTGCGCATGGCGTGCATTCGGGCCAAGCTCGCGAGAAATCGGACTTTATCTTGCAAAAGGTCAGATCGGGACTGACCATTCATACAGAGCCTATGGGGCCGAACGGCGAGCTGGGAGCCGCTCTGAATTACAACACGGAATCAACTTCAGATGGTGACGTGCCAATCGAGTTTCGACCAAATGTTGTTGATCTCGCGCTGCTGTTCCTCATCTCCACCGCCAAGCT